GTGAACTTCAATAGGATATAAATTTCGACCAATAGCATTATTTAACACAGAACGTAACTTGTCTAAACAAATGCGTAGCGGGTCAGGTCCTGGAGCTTTACCTCCTGAAGTAATAAGACGAGAGCCTTTAGGACGTATATCTCTAAAGTCAAAGCGTGGATCTGCTTTGCCTTGGGTATAAGCCTTAATTAAAACTTTAACAGCATCTGCCCATCCTTCAATAGAATCTCCAATTAAAAACCTTCGTTGTGTATCCTTTGGACCAATAACCGCAGGCAGTTTTTCTGTATGTCTTTTTTGGACGCTAAAGCCAACACCTGAACCACCAAGAAGGTTAAACATTGTTTCACTAAAGACGGCAGGATGATCGCAAGGGGAAAAAGCACAATTGAACATACGATTATTAGACAGTTCAATAGGAGTTCCACCAAATTGAAGACTCCGCATAGAAGGCAGAATCTTGCGGTCAAAAACCATTTTATAAGCATCTTTGATCTCCTCTTTTATTTTAGGGTATTTACGAATGTGCATAACCATGTTCCGCTCTACTAATTCATTCCAAGTTTCTCTGCGGTTTGCTTCAGGAACATATTTAGCATATTTATTAAAAACTGTAATATCTGATAATATTCTTTGACTCTTATCCATTTATTCTTCTTCCTCTTCTTCGTCAATTAAGTCTAATGCGTCTAGAAATTGATCTTTTCTTTCCTCAATTTTGTCTAGAAACGCATAGACAATTTCCTCTGTTGTTAAATCAAGTAGCTCGATTAGATCAACTTCATCTATTCGTTCTATAATTTTCTCAAGTAATTCATTCGTTGTCAACGTCATTTTCTAGTTCCTTGAGAAGTTGTAAGAAATGTATTGCTTTATCTATATCTTGTAAGCCGTTTTTGTCTCTCCACCTTACAACATATTTAATAACACAACCTTCAATAAAGGGTATCTTATTTTTAGTAATGAATTCAGTAGGCTGAATTTTAAACTTCTTATAATGACTTCCACCTACTTGTGTGTCAGTAGCACTCATTTCCTTCCTTCCTAGTAACTTATAAAATATTGACAAATTTACCATCTTTTTTTGTTGCTAAACTACGAGTGTCTCTAAACCAATTTCCACAATCTTGGCATTGGAGTCTTTGGTATTTGCAAGAGTTCGTATAAGAGAAGCCTCTTTTTTGGTAATGTGTACCGCCACAATTTGGGCATGTATGAATTTCATCATCAAATAAAGACATGTTAATATGTTGTTTACACCAAGGCTTAAATTTTTCATATACTTTTTCAAGTAAAATTACATCATTCTTATTATATTCTTCCATGCGCTTCCAAGCATCTTTGTCTTTGTTCATACATTTAAGCCAAAGCTCATGTCCTTCATGGTCAACCTTCTTACCCAAACCAAGCGATTGAGCCACGTAGTCTAGCTTATTAGACACAAATCTAAATTGTCTTCGAGCTACACTAAGTAAGTCTATCTGCTTGGATGGGGAAGGCGGGTGCATATTAGCAAGTAAGAATTCCTTATTAAGCGTAGGAATATCAAACCTAGCACCATTGTAATGTATGATAGCGTCAGCTTCATCAAGGAGTTTGTGAACTGACTTTAACATTTTTTTATGAGAGGTTCTATGTATACTATCAAACATTACATCATCATCACCTAACCATTTAGCTGCATAACAGATGGTTTGTGAAGATTCTAATAATTGGTTTAAGGAAACATTTTGTTGCCAAATGCCCCATACGGAAGCCGTGTTAGGCGAGGTTTCTATATCGATCAGTAATATGCGAAATGTCAATGTATTTCTCCTTCCCAGATCCACTCTGGTAGTTTATGTAAATCAAAATACCACTTACCTTTATAATAATGTAATTGGCAGTTTTGTACAATATATTTAATTGCAATTTCTATTAAATAATATTCTTCTTCAAGATCAACCTCGAAGCTCTCAAAATTCTTATCTTTATCTAATCCGATTATCACCACGAGTTTTTCTTTCCTTTGCAGTTTTTTTATCATGACAAGTATTACATAGTACCTGTAAATTTTCTTTAGTACAATATAATCTTTTTATAAATACATCCCAATCTTGAAATCCTTCTTTAGGACATACCACGGGTTCTATATGATCTACATTGACTTCTTTATTTGGATAACTTTTTTTGCACTTCGCACATTTATAATGCTCAGCTAATCGTTTTGTAGCTTTGTTGATTTTCTTACCGACAGACGCCTCTTTCAGTGTTTCATACTTAGGAGGATATTTTCTGTACCCTGACCTAAGCACTGATGTAATAAAAGATTTTAGTCTACCTTCAGTCCACGGCTTTGTTGCCATCACTTAATCTTTCAAAATGGTTTTTAAAGTTGTCTTCTAATGATCTAAGTATCCAAAGGCATTGCCCATTCATGATAAACTCATCATCCATTGAATACTCTTTTCTTACTGTGTCAAACATTTCTTGTTCTGTTTTACATTTTGCTAATAACACTTGTGCTTTCTTTTTCCCGATACCTGCAATACCTTTTATATTATCAGAAGTATCTCCTTTTAAGCACTGTTCATAAAACAACCTTAAACCTTCTATCTCAGTTTGTTCTACAAATGAATCAGGTTTATTCCACCCTTTACCTGAGATTTCCCACTGAAAGTGTTTTCCTGGAATTTGTAATAAGTCTTTATCTAGACTACAAATAATTGTTTCGTCAGATTGATGTATCCCAAGCATGTCGTCTGCTTCTAAGCTATTTTCAGCTAACTCAGCGTTCATGTTTTCCATAGCATATTCACGCAATGCTTCTAAATGCTGAGGTTTTTGAGCAGTTCTGTTTGCTTTATACTCAGGATAAATCGTTTTGCGAAAGTTATCTTTAGTAGAAAGAAAAGCTCTATACTCTGTTGTATTTGTTTTAGATATAATGTTATCTAAAAGTTCTTCAGCTCTATAAATAGCTATATTAATTGGATCATTTTCAGCACTTGCTGCACACCGAAAACATACAAGATCCATATCAATTAAAGCTATCATATAGGCTGAATAGAAGACTCCCAAGAGTCTATGTGTACGGGTTGTTCTCCGTCAATATTAATGGTTCTTTCCGTATTACACCCCATGGACACATATATAGCATATGTAATCCATAGGGCTAACAAGAATAAAGAAAGAGACTTCATTATGCCTCTTCCTGGACGCCATCATCAAACACAAACTGCTCATACATTTTTGCTAAACTAATTACATCATCTGCACTTGCGCCACCTAACTCTTTGTTTAAAGCTAGAGTTTCAATAGCATTTGAAAGTGAAGATTGTCTTACAATGTATCTTTGACGTTTAGCACGTTCATCCGCAGTTTCGTAATTACTACCTGTTACACGTGTTGAAGAGCTGTTCGTTGCCACAGTTGTTCCTCCTGTTCCATCTGATTTTTTAACTGATTGCCATTGCCAGTAACCATTATCATCCTTGGTTGCGGCAACATCTAATTTGTCATCTTTTGCAAAAGTCTGTAAATCTTTAAAGACCTGTGGATTAGCAAAGGAAACTATTTTCTTTCCTTGAATTTGTCCTTGGTCGTTACGATAACTGACTTCTAATACTTGATAAGAGCCTCGTTGTGTTTTTACACTTTGAGGTTGTCCTACATCTACTAAAGTTACAATCATTTCTAATTTTCTCCAAAAGAGTTAGTTGTATAATTATTATATCACGTTTATATTATTTGTCAAGTTTTTTTGTACACTTCCATATCTTTCCAATTTTGTCCGAATTGAACCTCGGCTTTCATAGGAAGATCAAACTTAACCCCAAACAGTTTCTCAAAGTTTTTTGGTACATCTTCAAAGACTTGAAGCATTAACTCTGACAAACTTTCTACATGCTCATCTTTACAATCAATAATGATTGAGTCATGAACAGTATTCACTAATTTAGCTCCATCATACTTATTTTTCATACGATTAAACAAAGAGACCCTAGCAATTGTCATTACATCTGCGCCTAAACCTTGTACAGGGTAATTAAGAATTGTGGTTCTCGGAAACACTTTTTGCCCATGGCGTAGATCAGGCTCATATTCATAAACACGACCAGTTGGTAATGCTACTTTACCTGTGGTTGTCGCTTCTTGCATAAGCTTTATGTGCCATTGGTGTAAGCCTTGATACTTAGAATAAAACTCATCAATAACCTTCTGCCAAAACTTTTCTGATTTACTAACTTCTGCAAAGTTAGGATCGTTAGCATAGCTATAAGCAGAGCCACCATAGATAAGGCGGAATACAAAGGTCTTAGCAATCAAACGACTTGGTAAACCAAATCTATTTTGATTGTCGGTATGTTGATCTACATCATTCCATATTTCTTCATAAGCTTGTTTATCTTTGCTTAAAAAACTAGCACATCTCCATTCCAATGCTGAAGCATCTCCTTGTATTAACATGGGCTATACCTCGAATAAAATAGTTCTTTTATCTCTCCATCAAAGTTTTGTAGATTTGGCTTCGAGGAAGAGAGACGTCCAGTTCTAGCAACGCACTGGTTGAGTTGACCATGTAACTTACCTTCAGTCCAACCCTGATTAATTCTGAGTTCGGGGAGTCCTTGATAATAAGTTCCTCTACGTTTTTCAAGTCCGCTCCGTTTAAGTATGAGTTCAATAACTTTCTTAGCATCTTTTGAACCTCTAAGTTGACGGAGTGTTTGTTCATCTGTACTGAAATATCCATCTTTTTTTAGCTCACTTCCTTTTAATGGTTCTACTAGCCTAGGTAAATCATATGTGTAATCTACCCACCCAAATTTCTGCTCACCTTTACGAGTGCCTGTTTTATAAATTCCCACAATCTCTTTCTTAGGAATTGTAACAGTTCCTCCATACAATAAACAACTAATGTGATCGTTGCTATTAAAATTAAGATCATGAATACCGCAAATAGATACAAGCTCTTGATTAATGTCCACAAGCTCTGTTTCCAACTCTTTAGCCAACTCCAAACTTTTTTTCTCATTAAATAAAATTCCATTAAACTCCATCTCCTCTAGCACAAGTAAATCTTGATTATGTAAGCTAAGTAATCTTTGTCGCTCTGTTGGTAAGAGTGCAACCTCTTTCTGTTGAATATTAAAAACTTGATAGGTTACATCTAAGTCTTTTATTAAGTACTCTTCTAATATATCTTGAGGAACATCTAATGTGTCTAAACCTTTAGACCAGTATTCATCATGTACTATATCTAGTTTCTTTTCTAACCCGTAGTGTTCTGCAACTCCATTTAAAGACGGGTAAGGTGTTCGTTGGTTCGTTAAAATAAAATGTACCAATTGACTATCCCAAACTCTGCACTGTGTAATATCTATACCATATTTACGAACCCAATGTAAGTCAAACTTTAAATTAAATCCTACAATTGTGTCATGGTTATTAATAATTTCTTGGATCTCATCAAGTGTTTCTCTGTAAGGCGTGTCTGAATATTCTATGTCAAAAATATAATGTGTCTTGCCATCAAACAAACCTACATAACAAAGTTTATTATTGACTGAAAAAGGACTGCCTTTATTTATCGTTGTTGTTTCTACATCTAGTATTATTGGTTTCATCTTTTGTCCCTAAATTTTTACATACACCATCTGAAGTAAAATAGTCTATCCCACACCACCATTTACCTTTGTGAAAGATTTTACCAGCAGATTTACATAAATTACAAATTCTATTTTTAGAGGTCTTCATATCTAGCCATTTCGGGTTTGATTATAACATCAAGTTTGCCGTGTCGCAACTCAGGTATAGAATCCTCATCTCCTACAAGTTTATTTTTACTAATGTTTAAATGTCTAACGTATTCCAAACCCTCTTGGTTACTCTTACCAATTCCTAAAATCCAATCAGCTTCCGCTTGTTTAGCTGTCTTAGCATTTGAAACATGTCCCATGTTAAGCCATTTAACTCCTTCTCCCGTACCATCAGCTTGGCAGACACCTATCACTGGCGCAAAGTCTTTTGCTAGTTCTCTTGCCCATTGGTAGATAGCTCCTAGAGTTAAGTCAGTCCTAGCCTCGTCAAAACCTTTTATCTTGTCTATCTGATCGAAGATTATTAAAGCAGGATTAATTGCTTTACAAACTTTCTCAACATAGCTTTTATGGATAGAAGCAGAGTCCACAATTTTTAAGTTACGTTTAGTCAACTCGTAAAATTGTTTTTTGTGTTCAGGTAGATCGGAAAAAAGTTCTGCCTGTGTTTTTCCTAGTGTTGCCTGTATACACCGAATCATAACCTTCTCACCTTGTTCCTCGTTATTAAACCAAATGATGGGTCGGTCAGTTTGCTCTAGCATGTAAGTTGCTTCACTAGCTAAGAAAGTTGTTTTACCTGTTTCAGGTCTAGCAAAGATAAAGCCAAAGTCGCCTTTGCGTAAAGAACCTATTGCTTTATTAAGGCAAGGTAATCTCCAACGAAGTCCTTGAGTAACAATCTGTTCTTGGTAAAGTTGCTCTAAGTCATCAGAAACAAACTCAATCTCTTCCTCAAGAGGAGCGTCAACATCAATATCCGAAACATGATCTAGAATAGCAGTGAAGTCTTTTCTGCCCTCGGTTACTTCTAAGGCAATTTCTGCAATGCGGTGAGCTTGAACCATCTGCTTTTGTTTAAGCATGTATTCTTCAATACGGCTCTCGTCAATTTGAACTCTACGAAGTTGCTCAAATATACTCTCGAAGATTTCTTTTTCAGCAGATTTTAAGAATGGATATTCAGAAAAGAATTTAAGTTCTAAGTCTTCTACGGAGAGAAGTTCTTTCTCTGAATCTTCTTGAAGTTGTTTAATGCAATATAATAATTTAATTAATTCTTTATTAGTTAAATTAATATAATTAATATATTTATTATATATATTATTATTTAATATATATTTAATAATTAATAATTCTATCATACAGAAATTCCTTTGTCAAATAATATTTGAGTAATCTCTTTCGTTGTAAATTCTTTTGGGTCTTTATCAGTCCAAATAACATTAACTTTTTCAAAATAGATTTTAGCTTTGTTTGCTTCGTGTAGCATCTCTTTTTGCTTGTCAGGGTCTAACCATATTACTAGATTAGAAAACTGTTTAGAAAGCCTTACAAGAAGCTCAAGAGGGATAATTGAGTTATGTATCGCAACACTAGAACACACCCGTCCAACTTTTATAGCACTCACGCTGTCTTCTACTATTATAACATAATTATCAGATTTATAAAATATCTTCTCATTACCTCGAATAATTCCTCGTGTAATATACTTAGGAAAACTGTCATTAAAATTCCTAGCATTTTGAAAAGCACCTACGTTAAAAACTAAAAATCCATCATCATCCCAAAAATAATTTTCCTCTACCTCTTGGTCAGTTAAACCAAATTTCTTCAAGTAAATCAAAGCATTACTGTTAAAAGTTAAAGCGGGTGTAAAAAACTTAGACGGAGTTTTTAGAGTGATTTGTTGCTTATACTTCTCTACAATATCTCCGCGTTCATAGTACCCACATGCAAAGCAATATTCATGTGTATCAGAATAAACAGCTAAGTTATTTCCTGATTTATCGTTACCTTGTTCAGCACACTGAGGGCAACGCTTATTATATAAAAAATGACTCATTAGTCTATATAATCATCATCAATGAAAGCACTAGGAGACATTAAATCCTCTCGTTCACTAACTAAGATTTCCTTTGAAATTGTTGAATAGCAATAATTGCACAAGTCAATATATTGTTTTGAGTGTTCACCTTTACGGGTTGCTTCATAATCTGAAAGTATTTTGTCACAGGCTTTACATCTCACTTTGATTCCTTTTCTAAAATAGAGGCTCACCAAATTTCTTGGTAAACTCTTCGTTGGTCATTTTTATTGGTTGAATGATTAAAGATTTTAGCACACAGTCGGGCTTGTCTGCTATAAAAAATTCTGCGTCCTCAAGAGTAACAAAGTTCCTTATAGGAAACCCGTCACAATCAAGAACGCAGTAATTAAATCTATTCCTCATTGTAAGCCTTAAAATCAGGCTCAGGCAAAGACTGATAGATTTTGTGCGCCTCTTCAAGAGCTACAAATCTAGCTAATGTTTCAGGGTAGCCACGATCAATTAAACCCTCAACGCACTCAGTGTAAATACTTTCTCTTAAATCTTCATCTTCTGGAACACTCATACAGATTCTCCTAGTTCAACGAAAGCTTCTTCCGCCTGTTGTTTAGCAAAAACTTCTAGGTCAGAGCCGTAATAACCCAAAACATCCCGCCCTAACCTGTAATAACATTCATATAATTCTTTTATTAAACCATCCATAAATTATCTCCTTGTAAGCATTTAGTATAACCCTCATGAATACAGACGTCAATAGGTTTCATATATTTTTTAAAAGCCTCAGCGTTAGCTATTGCATACGTTGGTGCTTTAACAAAACCTATTGTTTGATTTTTGAGAGGTGTTGATATGTCAAATACTTCCCAAATCATCTCTCGTTTATGATTCTTAGTCATGCGACTTCCCCTTTTTAATATATAAACATTTATCTTGCGTTTTACGAAAAACATTTCCATCTTTAATTACAGATTTATATAACGTGCCTTTTTCAGTGCAATGGTAGCGGTAATCTGTAACTTGGTGTTTAACCCAAAACCACAGTGGCACAGCTACTATTATACCTATTATAACACTCGTAAAAAAAGTTTTAAACATAATTTACCTCCTCAATTTTCTCAGTTTGAAAACCATCATAATCAACGATATGATCTTGTCTAAGTTCTGTATCTGCTAAGATTTTTATGGCTTCCTCGGTTGCTTCCTCCTCAGAGTTAGCCGAAATTAGAACAGAGTAATTCACCAGTTCAGACGCTTCTATTTTAAAAAGTTTTTTACGCATCATTTGCTCCCCATTTAGATATTAAATCATCATCACTAGGCTCGTCGTAAGGGTTTGCAGTTGTTTCATACCCCCAAACAGCCGTAGCTTCCCATTCATTTTCTATATCAGTTAGTTGGTCTTCAAAAGAATCATCAACAACAATATAGTCAGAAATATCATCTGTACTGCCATCGTCCCAAACTGCTATAATTTTCCATTGCACAATTTCGCGCTTAATGGGTTTCCTTGTCTCTTCTACAAGGTGTTCATCCCCGTGGTAAATGTCATTTGGTGTTTTCATTTATCGTCTCCTAGGTTTAAAATGTTTTACTGCTTCATCTGCAAATGCTCTTGCACATGTCCATAATGTATGACCTTTGTACCCTTTACGGCTTAAAATGTCAAGCTGTCGGTGATACTCTCTGAAATACATTTGTTTTATTTTATTGTCGTTGTAATAATCTGAATATGGCATTTTAATACCCCCTATAATATTCAATGAATCCATTGTACTGCTTGAACCGCTCGAATAAATCCTTGCTGCTCTTCAGGTGTCATAGCGTTAAAAGCTTCTTCCAAAGCCTCAAGTCCTTCTTCTATTTCCTTTTCTGTTAATTCATCTAGCTTTTTCATCATAATCCCCTACAAATTTAATTCGATAGGTTTCCCTGTCAGGTACGTCAGACACAAAACCATTATAAAAGTCCTCAAGATATTCATCAAGGAATGAGTCAAGACAGTCAAGAGCATCACCGAAAGTTTTAAATGTCTCAGGTACTCCCTCACACGTCCAAAGATTTTTCCACCCTTCGCAAAGGGTATATGTTTGTATTTCATACATGTTAATATTCCTCCCTTAAAAATTTATGAACATCCCCATCAGGTACATACGAGAATTCGTACATCTTAGCCGTAGGATAGTCCTTATATAATTCTGCTTCTAAATCAGTACTATACATAACATAATAAAGCTTTGCATGTGGCATACCGTAGTTCATAAACCTCACCCAATAGTATGATTGTTTCATGACCGACCTCCTTTATAACATTCAATGAATCCAATGATAAAGCCTATCACCACAAATAATGCAGATACACCTATCATTACGAAGTGCATAAACAAGGCTACATCATCTCCGTTTACTCCTACAATACCAAACATTAGGGAGATGACCGCGGAAATAACCGCGATCACCCAAACAAATATAATATCGTTACTCATAGTTATTTTACCTCCCCTGAAGCATTGCAAAGATCAATAACAACCCATTTAAAAGCGTTGTCTTCATATTCCACAACCTCAGTAACATCTTCTGCCCAAATATCTGTATCCGGTGTTAATCCTTCTCTTACAACCACATTGATAACAGCGTTCGGGTCGCAGTTTTGTAGTTCTCTAATTAAGTTTTTAACTTTCATGATTAAACCCCTTTAATATTCGAATAATTTGTGAGTCCTCAAAGTCTGAGATCAATTCTGAACTTTCGAGCGTGTAGACTGCGTCTATTAATTCAGTTGTGCGCTCTTTAATCTCTTCATGAGTCCACGTGTCACTTTCACCGACTAAAATCTCTTTTAACTCTTCATACATGCTTTTATAGTCCATCGTTAGTCTCCTTTATTTAGTAAATGCCATCATTATTGTTTTTATGATGTAATTGTTCCTGTTGTTATTAGGTTGCGTAATCGTTCTGTACTTGCGCCAAACTCACCAAAGAATTTGCTATCGAACCACCCAAAGAAGTCGCTTTCATAGCGTTCCATGCCTAGTTCTTCTGCTTTTTCAGCAATAAACTCTTCGAGTTCTTGCCAATATACGCCGTTGTCATAACAACGTCTTATGGTTTGACTCCAATTGCCACAATAAAATTGATATAAAATGCAGTCGCCTTCTGTATAGAGTGACTCGTCCTCGTTGACTTCATCTTGCGGTAAGGCTCGGTTTAGATAGCCTAAGCCTAGTTCATTTAATGTTTTCATAATCTTAGTCCTTATATAGTTATTAAGTTATTACAATGTTATTTTCTCAAACTGACAGAAAAAATCAAGACAATTATACTTATCACATTTCTTTATTTAATAAGTAAAACTTATCAGTATTAGAATTAAATTAAATATAAGAATTGATCGACAAATAATCTTCTCTTCTTTAGAATCTCCACAGATAGCAAAAAGACTTAGAAAGATAGGCAGATTAATATACATAAGCATAGCTAATAATGTTTCATTCATAATAGGTCTCCAGTTTAATAATCAATGTTACCTACTAAAGGCGTGAGAAATTTCAAAATCTAAGGGAAATTACTAAATTTTTTTAAAAGTTTTTTGATTATTTTGTGAAATAAATTTTTCTTAATTTTCTAAAATTTTCTAAATTATGTCAATGACTTAAGTGTGATCTGATTATAGGCGTATGGTGTAGGCTTATGGTATCGTAAAACTGATTTATCTTAACATCTGATTAAAAAATAGGCACTTGTTAATATAGTTACTTAACAACTGCTTAAAAATTAATCATATAGGGGGGGTATGTTTGATTATTCGGTTATTTGTACATGTACCACACTAAATATACGAGAAGGAAAAAGGGGGTGATAGATTTTACTTATCAAAAAATAAAAAAAAAACGAAAAAACACTTGACAATTTTGCGTCAGGTGTTGCCACCCTCCGCATTTCATGATTTTACGCAAGACAGCAAGCTTCTAATTTGGTATAATAGTATTGTAAGCTGTAAAAAGCTTTCACCATCAAGTTAGACTCTGTGGATTTATTTGAAATCCCTCTCTAATGATTTGGTTTCATTTACGAAAGGAATGACTATGTGGACGAAGCCATGTGCAACCGAAATGAGATTCGGTTTTGAAGTAACTATGTACGTATTAAACAAATAAGTTTATTACATATATAATTAATTAAGCCCTCCTTAAAGAGGGCTTTTTTATTATTATATAATATATTATATATATATTATAATATATATTATATATATATATTAATTATTAATTAATTATTATATATTATAATTAATAATCTGTCAAGAGCTTTTAGGAGCTTCTTGACATAAGAATAATGAATCTCTTGACAAAGTCAAGCACTTATGGTATAATTATTGTATGGAAAATGTAAAAGTAGAAATAACTTCTCCAATGGAAGAAGCTTCTCCTAAGAAAAAACGTAAAGGTGATTCTAGGGGTGGTAAACGCCCTGGAGCAGGTCGTCCTTCTAGGAAAATAGAAAACGAAAAAAGAGTGGAGCAAGGCTTACCGCCTTTAGCAGCCCCAATAAATAAAAAAGCAACCCTCCCTGAGAGTAAAAAGCAGCGCAGTCAGGAAATCCTCGCAGAGATGCTCGGCAGGAAATCAAAGTACATTGTACAGAAAGTGTTAGACAAAGCATTAAACGATGATGACCAAGATCAGCTGGCTTGTCTTAAATTAGTCATGGATAGGATTCTTCCTCAAGACTACATTACGAAAATGAAAGGCAGGAGCAATCAAATAAGCATCCAAATTATGGGTGTCGGTGAAACAAAGATTAGTGCTTCTGAAGAAGAAGACATTATTGACGGAGAAATTTTAGAAGAAGATGAGCGATAATTTTATTCCTTTTGGGGTAGTGCCTAAAGTTCCTAGATTAGACGAAGAAGACATGCGTCTATATCAAGAGCTTTATAATATGCCATACAATCAAGGAATGCTCGAAGGCTATGTGAATCCTCAAGAGGCAGTTGTAGGAGCTAACATAGGTAATACAACCTACACCCCAGTAGGCGCAGTTAATGTTGGAGGTGG